TGAAGTGCTGGTGGTAATTTTTTTTGTGCAGCTGTTAATTCTTCATTCTTTTCAATTTTTTTAGCAATGTCATGTGCTTTAATAATTGTAGATTTTTTTAAAGGTGGTTTATCACCAGTTGCTTTCATAGCAGCGGCCATTCCAATAGCGTATGGTTCTTTTGCTGCTTCTGGTACAAATTCTTCTGCTTCAACATAACCTTTTGATTTATAGTCTGCTAATTTTTCTACAGGTATTCTTATTACTTTTTCTTTACCACCTGGTGCAGCTACTAATGTAGTCTTACTTGTAGCAATTGGTTTGTTTGCTATACTAGGAGAAACGTCTTGTGAAGTTGCTTCATCTTTAGCGTTATACCCTTTATCAACTCTATTAAAGAAGGCCTTCTTTTCAGCATCAGTCATTGATGCTAAAGATTTTCCTTCTTTTTCTAATTCTTTTTTAAAGTAAGCTTCATAATCTTCTCTCAATTTCTTAGCTACTTCTGATATACTACCTGGTTTAATTTCTAAATATCTTGACATTATTTTTTCTCCTTTAATTTTTTCCATGCTTTTTCTACTATAGATTTAGCACCTTTATATGCTTCTGATTTTGGTACACAATTAGGTACACGTTTTCCATTTTTCATTTTAGTTCCAACTGCTACATAACCAGTCCAACAAGCATCTTTTAATTCTCCTGTAGGTTCTTTTACTTCTGTTATTTTTTCAACTGGTTTGTTTTCCAATTTATCCAATTGATCGTAGTAATCTGGTCTTTCATCCAAATGGGCTAATGCTATTTTCTCAGCAACTTTAGGATCATCAGTATGTTCTGATTCTGATTTGATACCTTTTTCTAATTGTTTCTTTAATGCTTCAATATCTACATTATGTTTCTTAGCACTATCTTCTAAACTAGGAACTGGTTTTAATTGTATTTCTTCTCCCATAGAAAGGCCAATTTGTGTATTAGCGCCACCTGCATTTGAAGGTTCTATGTTCTGAGGTATGTTATTTGTTTGATCTTTTTGTTTTTTAACTTTAGGTTTTTCTTCAACAGTATAACCTGGAACTTTAACATCTGTTACTTTAGCTTTTATGTTAGATAATTGTTTTTGTCTTGCTAACTCTATTTCTTTATCTTTTGCTTTTTTAATAATGTCGTGTATATGTTGTGGATATTTTGTATTATCTTTTTCTGTTCCTTCACCTAAAATTTTTTTAACTAATCCTGTGTTTAGTTTTAATTCTTTTGCTATTTCTTCTGTTGTTTTTCCATCTTCTTTCATTTTATGAATAGCTGTTAATGATGTTTCTTTTAAATCAAATTCTTCTTTAATAGCTTCTTCTGTTACTTTTTCATTTTTACTAGAAAGATAATTGCCTACTGTAGATATATAATCACTTGCTAATGTAACTTTAGCTTGAACCCATGCTGGCAATTGTTTTTCATAATCGGTACCAACGTAATCACGAATCATTTTAATAGCACGTTCTAATTCTTCTAATTGATTTAATACCATACTGCCTTCATCATCTAACATTTTACCCATAGCAATAGCAATATGATTTTCTTGTACTTGTTTATAAGCGTTTTTTGATTCTTTAATGAAACTCATTATTTCTTATCCTTATTATATTCTTTGAAAGACATCATTTTTTGTTTAACTTCGTCAATCTTAGATTGATAGTTATTACCATATCTTTGTCTATATTTATCTATTGTATCATTTGAACCAGCCCATTCTTCTATATCTTGCATGGACACTTTCTTATTGTTTGGTTCCCATTTAGCACACCAATAATTATCTCTAACCTTAGCGTCAAATTTCTTACAATAACTATCACTTTCTACATAATATTCACAATTACCACAATGTTGTCCTTCTGGTACCTCTTTAGAATTGGCAGCCATATATTTTGGTGGTAATGAATTAGGTATCTTTTTGCCGTCTGGATATACTCTAGTTGTTGCTACTAACTCTTTATTATCTTCTGCATTACTAGGCACATATTCACCACCTTGATAATTGGGGTCGTAACCAGGTTCGCCTGGTGTTATCTTAGAAGTGTGTTGTGCATAATCATGTCCTATATCGTATGCTTCTTTTTTTGTCATCTTAATCAAATCCTTTTTTAATTCACCAAATACTTTTTTGCGTCTTTCTTCTATAAGTTTTGGTTCTTCTTTTGTTTCTTTAATTTCTGATACTGCTTTAAATCCGTAATCTACATCTAAATTATATTCTCTTATCATTACTTCTTTATCTGCGGCAATAGGAATACAATCCCATATCCATGATTTGTGTAAATTGTTATTTGTATCTTCTAATACAATATAATTTGTTCCTCGTCTTACTACTTTTCCTTTTACATCTAAATTGACGTTATGTGCTTGTTCGCCAATATTGAATATCATTTCTCTAATGTATAAGTCTCTTACTTGTTGTGTTTCAAATTGTTGTAAAGTTTTAGGCATTTCGGTTGGTTCAAATTCTGCGGCCAAACTAATCGATAAACCCATACCTTTTCTAACATCAAAGAATAACTCGTTCTTTTGTTTCTCTGTTAAATTGCCTGGTATTCCTCTTTTGAAATTCTTTAAATCTCCTCTTGAAGCATAGTTTCTTAATTTACTTGCACTCATTCCTGTTACACCTTCTTCATCAGGATCTCTTTCGCCTGCTGATACTACATTTATCTTTTCAAAGTTATAGAAACCATGTCTGTTTCTTTCACCATTATATTTGTTTAGTATAGTATCAAATTCTCTTACTCTATCACTACCTACAACCATAGTTACATTTGTATAACCTAAACTATAAATTTTTGCTGCTAATTCTAATACCATATTTGTAGGCATTACAAATATATGACTAGCATAACGTTTAAATATTGTTTGCATCCATTTTAATTTGTCTGATGGCGATAATGGATTCTTAACTGCGTCTTGCGATCTACTTAAAAATATTTTATAGTCTGAACCTAAACTTGCAACTTTTTGTAATAGTTTTTCGTGGCCTATTGTTGGTGGATTAAATCTACCAAAAGTAAATGCAATAGATTTGTTTACGCCTTCTGTTTTAATAGAACGTATTTCTGCGTCTGTTATTTTACCATCATTTAATATATCTTTTAATTGATGATACAATCTTAGATAATGATATTTCTCTAACATCTTATAGATAACATTTTTAGGTAATAAATTCTTTTTACCAAATGTTCTTATTTCTTCTGGTGTCATATCAGTAGCAAAAGCATCTTGTCTATCTTTTAATACTGTATTACCAATTGAAACTAAATGCTTAATATCATCTTCTATCTTAGATATTTTTTCATTTATAATTTCTTGTAAATTTAAAACATCATCAGGATTTAATTCTGTTAACTCTTTGTAATCAATGATATCTCTTTTTAATTCTCCTTCTATCACATCTATCTCTTTTACTTTCTTTTCAAAATCAGCTGCATATCTATTAGCATCAAATTTAAATTCTTTTGGTTTTCTTATCCAAGTATTGTTTTTAATATCAAATACACCATCAGCCATTTTATCATTTGTTTCTTTTACATTTGGATCTGTAATGATGTAATAGTTGATTGGATGTTTTGTTCCTGGAATTAATTTACCGTTGATACCTTTTAATTGATGTGCTAATTTAATTCTAACTGCTTCTCTATCAGCAGGTGCAACGTCAAATAAAACGTTTACATCTAGGTCTGCATCATCTCTATAATTTTTTGTAATACTAGAACCAACTAAACTATATTTTTTAATAGGATAAAGTTTTTCAAACTCTTTTAATTGTGCATTAATGATATCTAATACGGATTGTTTTAGTTTTGGATTTTCTGTATCTGCATTATCAAATACATCTTTAGCGTAAGTACGCCTAGGTATATCTATAACTGCTTCATTAATTAATTTAAACATTTGTTCTCCTTGCCATTCTCTCTTTGGCCATCCATCTTTTTGCTATGTAACTTTTGATTGGTGTATTTAATAATCTTCTAACAATACTGTTTATTTTATTCATTGTTAATGTAACCAATTCTTGTTCTGATCTGCTGTTATCTACTACTATAAAGTTTTGCATACCAAAAAAGTTTTGAAATTTACCAATATTAAGTTGTACACCTTCCCAAGATTTTTTTGTAATATATTCAGGTACAACTCTTTCTCTTTTAGAATTTCTTTCCATTGCAACTTGTAAACTGGTATTAACAAATACCATATAACAATCATAACCTAATTGTTTTAATAGTCCTGCCTGACTTTGTATTATGTTAAAATCTCTGCCTGTTGCATCTATTACTAAACCTAATCTACCTTTGATATATAAATCTAATTGATTTTCGGTTATTGCTTTTGCTTTATTTCTTAATACATCTCTAAAATATTGTTCTTCATCTGGCATAGATAAAGATAAACCAGCAGTCTTTAAACTCTTTTCAAATATAATATCTGAATTGACAATCTTTAAACCTGATCCAGCAAATACATTTCTAGTAACAAATGATTTACCAGAACCTGGCCCACCTGCTAAAAAGAAAGCTTTAAATATACCTTGATCGTATAAACCTTCTGAAAGTATTTGTTCAAATGATTTCACTAGCAATTCCACTTTCTTAATGCCAATGCTTTACGAGTAGGTCTTCCTTTATCATCTTTCATTGGGCCTGGATTACCAGACATACGAGCACAGAATGATTTACGTCTATTATATGCTTTACTGCCTTTTTTTAATTCAGATGGTTTTTTTGTTACAGGTGCTTTTAGATTACTACCATCTTTACGATTATAATAATCTCTACCTTTTTGTGTTAATCCTCCTGTAGAACTTTTAAGTCCTTTTGAATCTACAGCAGCTTCTTTTATAAATTGTTTAAATGTTTTCATACTATCTCCGTTGTTTTTGATCTATTAAAAGTCTCGTTAGGTTTTAATCTTATTTGTGGATTTCTAAAAGTCCAACATTCTCCAGTTTCATTAATAAAACATACCCATAGTAGATGTTCTTCCATGCCGTAATCGATTAAAAAATGAACGTAGGCTTCTCCTTTAGGAGTTATTATAGGTAAAGCTGGATTCAATTGTTTAATCATATTATCCTTTAAGCCAATCTTTTGCTATTGTAAAGTTTGCTCTACTAAATTCTAATCTATCTACAAGTTTAACTGCACCCTTAACTCTATCAACAGCCACATATCCTTCAGGATTAGTTACTTTAAATCCATCTGGTGTTCTTATAAACTGGCCAATGCTTTGTATTTGATTCATTTTTCTTATTAAAAAATTCTTTGCACGTTGTAATGATATCCAACTTGCAATTGCAAAGTATAATGCTTGTTGATTCCTATCAATGAAGTTTAAACCATCATCTCTAATTTTTCTATATTTGTTTTTTGTTTCTTCTTTACTTACTGCTTCAACTTCTTGTTGCAACATATTATTATAATACACTCTAAACATATCTACTAAATCTTTTACTTTGGCCATATCGCCTTGTGAATTTCTAATGTAATGATTGAAAAATGATTTAAGTTTATAACCTACTGCTAAAGAATCTGCAACGTTAAGTATATCTAACATTGGTGCCGCTTTCTGTAATGAGCCTTCTGCCATTGAAATGATATTATCAAACTGGCCCATTTCTGATTTGTTAAATGTAGCAGCCCCTGACGTATCTTTGTATGTTGCATCTGTAATAAAAATAGAAGATGATTTAGGAAACCCAGCAACACTTCCAAAACTTGCTGAAAGATGTTTAATATCTTTACCTGAATACATTGTATGGAAAACTATACCTAATCTTGCACGTGCAACTCTTTGACCTATTACACTGTTAACTGGTACTGCATACGTAATTGTATTTGGTGTAAATGTATAATATTCTTTATCATCTATTGTTGTAGTCTTAACATCACCTTTTGTAAATAAAAGATCGCCTTGTAAAATACCATTGATACCTAATTTAGATAACTCTCTTAAACAAACAATAAGTTTCTGTGCTAAAACGCCATCATGGTTTTTCATAATGTCGCCTGTAGAATAATTGATTTTTGGATTTACGTTGAATAAAGATTTAGTTGCTACAAAGAATTTACCATTTTCAGGATTAATTCCACAGATAACTGCTGGCGCACCGTCCCATTTAACTGTTACGTTAAGTCGGCCGCCTACATTACCTGTAAGCATTTTTTTTATTGATTTTAAAAAATTGACTGCATTACGACCACCTTTTGAGCCTTGGTCTATAATACTATCTTCTAAGTGTTCCAAATGGGTATTAGTACCCTTTGTTACGAATCCTTTAAAACTAAACATTTCTCTCTCATTGTTCCCATAAACAAAATCAAACTTACAATAAACTATATCAATACTATTATTTATACTATATCACATCTTTAGGTTAATGTCAAGATTTTAGTATAATTTACCAAAAGGACCAAACTGAGAACCTCTTTTTTCAGCTAGATAGACCATATCCGTTAACATCTTATTTCTTTTTTTCTCTGGTAATGAATAGATACAGAATAAAAAGTCTAGTTCCATTAGTTTGGTATGCGATACACCATTTTTTAAATCATCTGAATTATATGATGATATCATGTTCTTAATAAAATTAACTGTTGATGTATCTGTTTGTACCTTTGATCTTATAAAATTAAATTTGGCTTCATATCTTTTGGCCACTTTTTTAAATGCGTCTAAAGATTTAGGATATAAAGTATGGTTATTAACATAAGATAAATTACTACTGCCTATTCCATTCTCTCTAAACAATGTAGTCATCAAATCAACTGGTACTTTACCTATACGAGCAGCACCCGATTTCTTTCTTTTACCGTCAAATTTTAAATTCTGCATAAATCCTTTACCATTTTGTCTAATCTGAAATTCTACTTCATCATCTTTATCTTTAATTATTATTCTACAATCAGCTGAAATTAATGTACCATCTTTTTTGTTTGTAAAGTTTATAACAGATTTGTTTAAAGACATTGTAAACTTATCTTGTTTCATTAGAGCATCTTTAGTATTTAATTCTTCCCATCTGGCTTCTTTACCTGAAACTTTTTTTAAAGATACACCAACTACTTTTCTTTTTTCAAATAGATTTTTCATTATATCATTTAATTTTGATATAGATGATGTTTTGCTTTCTAATGCTTCATTAATAGAATTTCTTACTTGTTGTTCATTTTGAATTAACCATATATCTGCTGGATTCCAACTATCTTTTTTAGCAATCTTAAATTTATCTTTAATTATTTTAGAAATGTAATCCATAAAACCACCATCTCTATTATATTCTGTGAAATTAATATTTCTAAATATTTCTAACATTTTTTTTTGTTGTGCATAGAAGTTATCTAACCATTCAGGATCATCATCAACTTCAGGATAGATACTAACTAGTTCTTTATATTTTGGATCTTTTCTAATATCATTTGCTGTTGTGTATTTTCTTTTATCTTTTAATACTCTTTTTATAATCCATAAAGATGCTCTTTCTTGTTTACCTGTAGCAACTGCATCTAATTGACCTACTGATTTCTTACCTGTTTCAATAAATCTAATTCTATAATTATTAACTAAAAAATCTGCTTGTCTTTTGGCACCTAATTTAATAATGCCTTTAAATTTTGTTTTGATTGTTGTTTGTATCTTATCAAAATTTTCTTTAGATACTTTTATTTGATATGTTGAACCTCTATTAATAGGACTATCATCAGCAAAAAAACTTCCTTCTTTCATCATTTTAATTAATGATGTTATGTTGGTTTTTAATTCGCTTGGTAAACGGCTTATTAATTCTGAATGTTTGTCTATATTAAATGACATATCTCTCTTTTACAATATTTATAAGAAAGTGTCAACTATTTAATATTGTCGCAAAGAAATTTAGGTATACCACCGTTACGTTGCCATTGACGGTGTTCATTTTGAAACTTAACTAAATCTTCTATATCTTCTTCAAAGAATGATTGTTTTACTATAGTGCCTGTTGGTTTTTCAATAACTTGCCAAAATATACTTCTGCCTTTTTTAACCATTTTCTTTTCATAAGATAATGTTTCGCTTAGAAAACCAGGTCTCTTATCACTCTTGTGAAACTTTACTTTTTGTCTTTTCATATTTTGAAGTCCGAGAATTTATCATAACTTGTTTTAACTGTCGGTTCCCTTTGGTTGCTATCTACTATATTTTGTGCATTAACGGACACATCATATAATTTCATCTTTGCTCTATCTACACCTACTATAAAAGAACGGTTAATAGATGGATCATTATATCTATTCTTTAATTGTTTAATCTTCATTTGGCCTAATGCTTCTAATTCTTCGTTTGATATTAATGCAAACATAAAATCGGCAGTTGCTGGAAGACCAAACGATTCTGAAGTATCTTCTAATCCGATATCTGTACTTACAAATCCTGTTCTTGTTGTTTGTGTTGCACTAAAGATTGGCACATTAAACTCTACGGCCAATCCTCTTAATTCTTCTGCAATGGCTTTAATAAAGAAGTATGATGATATATTTCCGCCTTTAAATCTACTACTAGAACATATATTTAAATAATCAATAAAGATAACATTAGGTCTAAAAGATTTCTTCAATGCAAGTTCGTTTAATAATGCTCTAAAATGGCCAGCGTGTGCTGATGCTGTTGGATATTCTTTTATAATTAATTTACCAGCAGTCTTGTTTCTGATCTTAGTAATCTTATCATCATAGATTTGTCTAGGCATGCTGTGTAGGTCGTCCATGTTTACATCTAGTAAATTGGCATCAATACGTTCAGCAATTCTTTCTTCTGACATCTCCATTGTAATGTATAATACATTTAAACCTTGTGTTAAGAAACTGGATGCACAATGACACATGAATAAAGATTTACCAACACCAGTACCTGCCAATGCAATGTTTAAAGTTTTAGGTGGTACGCCGCCTTTAGTAATACGATTCATATAAGATAAATCAAATTCATATTTCTTTTCTTTAGTATGATAGAAATCAAATCTTCTAGTTGCATCTTCTATGTAATCATGCCCTATATGATTATCAAAAGAAACGGCCAATGCGTCTGCAAGAATACCAGGTATTGCCTCTGGCGTTAATCTAGGATCTTTTTTATCTAATATTTTAATACCAGTTAATACTGCATTATGTACTGCTCTATCTTTACAAAATTTTTCTGTAGTATCAAACAACCATTGTAAGTCTACCTTTTCTTCACTGATAGATAATAGTAATTCTTTTATAGATTTAAATTCATCTTCATTAATATCTTTTCTCTGACCCAGTTCTATAAGTAATGCTTCTTTTGTTGGAATGTTTTTATATTTGTTTACAAATGTATCTATTTCTCTAAACAATATTCTTTCAGAACGATTTGCAAAGTAATCTTCTTTACAAAAAGGTAAGGCTTTTCTTGTAAAAGCTTCATTGAATATAAAATTACGTAGTATTGTAATCTCTATTCGTTCATTGTTTAAATTCAACTTTTCCATCTGTCAATTGTTTTTCTAATAGTTCTACTAATATATCACCAATGTAATTAATAAATTCTTGTTCATCAAATTTGATTTCATCAGGATTCTTAATAATTTCATAGGTAAATCTCATTGGTAGTGTACCATCTTCTTTAGGTTCACTAGCAAATTGTACATTACCATACTTGTAAACAATACCTAAGTATTTTTCTTCTACAAGTTTAATATAAGTTTGCTCTTCGCCTTCTTTTTGTACAAAGAGATATTTTATATTACTCTGCTCCGTATAGGAATTTTTTCTTTGTTGTTTCATCTATCTGTTTTAATATTTCCTTTGTAAAATACTTTTCAGGTTCATCATTGATAGACTTACCAAATACTTTTGTACCATCTGGCATTTCATATCTTGTTGATACTTTTTTGAAAATGCCTGCTTCTTCTGCAATTTCTAACAAACCATAATGACGATCTAATCCTTCTTTATATGTTAGTCTCACATCTATTTGAGCATTTTCTTTTGTTAACCTTGACTTATAGTTTTTACAGTGGATAATATTACCAATCACTTCGTTGTCGGCATCTTTTTCTTTTCTTTTGCCGAGATAGATGATTGATGAGGCAGCGTATTTAAGACCGGAACCACCACCCATTTCTTTTTGTGGGTACATAGAACCTATTACGTCATAGGTGTGGTTAGTCATTATCATTGGAACTTTTGCCCTGCCAAGTTTCAATGTTAAAACTCTAAATGTTGATTTCACGATTTGACTTCTAGTCATATCTCGTGTTTCTTTTCCTTCTGCTGTATCTTCCATTTCTTTAGTTGTAGATAACATGCCTAAACTATCTAATACAAACATTAAAGGTTTTCTTTTATCTTCTGGTTGTTCTAAGTATTTGTCTAATACTTTTATTGATTGATTTCTAAATTCTTGCACTGTAGCCACAGGAACTATTACCATTCTTGTTGCATCTACGCCTCTACTAATAATCATTTCTTTTGAGATTGCACTTTCAGATTCAAAATAAATTACACCTGCTTCTTTATTCTTATCTAAAAAATTTTTACAAATACCTAAAGCAAAAAATGTTTTACCTGTTGCCGCTTCGCCTGCAATTGCGGTAATTTTATTACTTGGTAAACCACCAAAAATACTGCCTGATAATAATGCGTTAAAAGAATATGAACCTGTATCTATGAAACTTGTTATATCTGCACTGTCAACACCATCTGATACTAATGTTGCATACTCGTTACCTACATCTTTAATTATGTCTTTTAAAAAATTACTCATCCACATTCTCCATTGTTTTTCTATAATTAATTATATAATATTTTATTCCTAGACTATAACATACTTGGCGTATTTCGTCAAGCTGTTCTGGAGGAAAATTATGTATTAGATAATTGGAAGGACTCTTGTATATAATTATTTGCATATTTATTCATAGTATCTTTTTTTAATCTAATAGGTTTCAATTCAGTTTCACGGTTTAAGAACTTATAGTCTAATTTAACTACATCAAAGTCTGCTTGTAGTTTGTCTGCAATCTTATAAGGGTCAAATTCTGAACAGCTATAAACGTCAAATTGCATAATACCAGGATCTGTCTCGTCCCATACGTGCATTGCTATATGACTTGTTTCAATAACGGCCACACCTGTAATACCTCTGTTACCTTCAGTGTTACAATACTTAACATAAGGTCCCATTAAAACTTTCATATCAATAAAAGATATAAAGTCTTTTAACCAGTTTGTTAGTTGTTCTTCGTTTTTTGGTGGGTTTTTCACTTCGGCTCTAATAATTAAATGTTTGTGTATTAAAAGTTTATTCTGTTCCATCTCTCTATAAATTTTAAAATTAACTACTCACAATCACATCAATATATATAAAGTTATTTATATAAAATAAATCTTTATCGAATAATTTGTATTGAAGAATTTTTAGTCCAAAGTTCAAGTTCATTTCTTATCTTATTTTCTTTCTTTAAAGTCTCATAACGAATGGCCGCTTTCTTTCTCCACCATTCTATGATACTTTCTAGTTCAAATTTATCATAGGTATCATCTTTAATTATAGTATCTGTCTTACCATTTACTATATCAATATAATTTTTGATACCATAATGACTTATATAGTATCTTTTCTGTTCCGTCAAGTCTTTTGCGTTGTTGATAACTTTATTAAAATCTTCCAATTCTGTCTTGTCATCTTTTAAAGATCGTTTTATTAACCCTATAATTGCATTGGTTAACTTTAACTTCTTACTTGACGCATCTTCTTTTACTAGATCGCCTACTATTTTCTCAACGTAGTCTCTTAATTGTTCATAAGGTTTACCATGTAACATAGGAATAAAATCACTATCAGTTAGGCCTTTATATCTAACATAAGGTTTCATACCATCATACTGACTTGATGATTTACTGTTACCATACAAACTTGTAGTTTCAAATAAACATAAGTTCATATCATACTTCTTATTCATCATGTCTCTTACTTTATGACTACAACAAATAGCTGCCAATAGTTTACCACCAAGATAATTATAACCAAAAGGTTGAGATGGTACTATTACAAATCCCATAATGGCCGTTTTATTAAAATGACTTAGATCGGGAACATTACCTAACATTTCGTTTCTAGGTTTCATATTAATAACTGGTGATGCCAATCTTATAAACCCTACAAATTTATTTGTTGTCATTTCTTTAACTGCTAGTTTTAAATTTTTACCAGGAATACTTACCATGTTACTATGGCTTGATATCATATTAATACAAGTGTCCCAAGTTACATTATCTATTTCTAATACTTCTAACTTCATATCATTAGGAGACATTGCAAAATCGGAAAACAAGTCATCTTCTAAACTCATGCCTGGTAATCCAGCAGGAATGTTTTGTATAGAGGCCAGTTTTTGATCTCTCATGTAATCATCTATACGATTAAAACTACCAAAATAATCTTTAAATATTTTAACACAATATAGTGCTTGTTCTTTAGTTAAAGTTTTCATGCAAAAAATGCCTCTAGGTTTGCTTTCTTTTCTTGCGACCAACCAATAGATTGTAATATAAATCTCATTGGATCTAAAAATGTTTTTTCAAATTGAGTTTCATAATCTATATACTGTTGTAAATTAAATTCTTTAGGTAAGGTTGTTATATAACTTATCACATCAAACTTAAATGGATTTGCTTCTACAAGTTTAAGAAACTTGATTTTATCTCCTTCTTGTATTAAGGGATATTTACTTTTAAGTTTAAATTCTTTTACTTGATAATTATAAATTAAAGCACCTTTAACATGTATTGGTGTTCCTTTAATAAAGATATTATTACTATCGTAATATTTTTTCATGTTATTACATGATCTTGGAAAAGATATTTGTTCAGCCGACATAGTAAAGAACTCTTTTTTAAAATCAGCAATAAACTTTTGTAAAGTATCTTCGTCTTTACTCATTATAATTTTAATGGCTTCTTTAATTCTACCTCTACAAACTTGTGGCGTTGAAGATTTAACCGCTTCTATACCCATGATCTTTAATTTAGGTTGCGAAAGTCTAACGCCTTCTTCATCTAATACATTTAACATATATCTTTTCTTTGCAACCCAAATACCTTTGTTAGCGATTACTTCTCGTTTCATTACCATACAGTTTTTAAATGCGTTTGTATAGTCTGCAAGTTCTTCAAAACATTTATTTAAAAATGGTTCAACTCTACTATCAACAACTTTATTTAAAAAATTACATATTTGATCTTCTGTTTTGTCTTTACAAGTTTGTTCTACAAGTTTATCTAATGTAACATAGATAGAATCTGTATCAGATGCCACAATATAATCTATATTATCAGTCTGTAATATTTTATTTAAATAACTATTTACCTTTTCTTCTATAAATCTAATAATAAATTGGCCTGCTGTTGTAATGGCACTGGCCTGTCTTACATCATAATATCTAAAGTATTCATTACCTACTGCACCGTAAGCTGAGTTTAAGGCGATCTTTCTTGCCCATTGAATATTATGACAACGTGATATTTCTCTAACTAAACTTGGATCTTTTGTTTTCTCATATTCTTTTTTTGCAAGTAACATTCTATTCTTAAAAATAACACGTTCATTATACATTGTCTCCATCATCTCTGGTAGAAAACCTTGACTATCGTTTTTAAATAATGCACCATTAGGTGTAATACAAGCATTCTTATCTTTTAAATAATCTAAAGATGTTGACTTATCTAACATCTTATTAACAGATATACCTTCTGAATTTAAACCAATAATCTTTTCTGGTGAAATATTATACTGTATAATAATATGAGGGTATAGTGAATTGATATCAAAAGAAACTACCCATTTGTGCATGCCAAGTATCGGATCTTTTACATAAGCACCTTCATACTTTTCATCCTTAGTATTATCTTCACGTGGAGGAATACAAATATTTTTACTTAACAAATGATTTGCAATTAAGGTATCCCACACTCGAACTTGTGAAAAGATATCACCATAGTTTACTTTAGATTCATAAGCAACAGTTAATGATAGGTCAATCAGGCCAAGTTTATCTTCTAATGCGTCAACGATTTCAACGTCTTGAATATTATAATCTATAAATGATTGGAAGTCTTTTGTGTACCAATCTTTAAATGTATCATGTTTCATTTCATCTTTACCACGACCAAGTTCTAATTCGCCAATAAAATCTAACTTATAACTTTCTTGCCTTGTAGGAATAAACCATTGATATAAGTCTAAGTAATCTAAGTTTGTAATACCTAATATATTGTAAACTGTTTGTGGCCTACCTCTGACTAATATTTCTTCTTTTTGAATTAAATTCCAAGGCGATATCTTTTGTGCAACTTTTTCACCTGCAATTAATATAATTCTACTAAGTAAATAAGGTATATCAAAGAACTTTGTATTCCAACCTGTTGTAACATCTGGGTAGTTTTTAATCCAAAACTTCATAAACTCAAACATCAATTCTTTTTCAGACTTACATCTTACATAAGTTATATCAGTTCTATCTGTTTTATATTCACCAGTTCCCCAAGTTAATATTTGTTTATTAGATTGATTTTTAACTGTAATACAAAGTATTTCTTCTATAGGATTTTGAACATCTGGAAAACCGCTTTCGCAACTAGTCTCTATATCTAATGTAAAAATTTTAATAAATTTTTTATCCCAATCTATATTATCAGAATGAAATTTATTAATATATTGATAATGATATCGTTCTAGGCCGTAAATAGGAGAATTATCAGTAACTACTTCTCTCCTAAATTTTCTAGCATCATCTATAGTTTTGAAAGTAATAGGTTTTAAATACTGATCTTGTAAGGTTTTAAATTCTGTTTGTTGTTGTGTTAATGAATAAAGTGTAGGCCCAAAGTCTATTCGTTCTTTATATTCTTTGCCGTTATGTATACCTCTAATAAGAAGTTTACCTCTATGTTCTATAACTGATTTGTAAAAGTTCATTATCTAATATCTTCATCCAATAAATGAGCGATTAAACCATCATGTTCTTTTGTTAATTGTATTTGACATGCTAATCTACTCAATCCTTTTTTATATTGTTTATCAAATTCTAATATATCCAATTCTGCATAATTTTCATTCATTGGTGCAATCTTACCAATCCAACGATCATCTATTATAACATGACAAGTACCACAAGCACAAGAGCCACCACAATCAGCAGTTATTTCTCGTATATCTATTTTACTATATTTCTTTGCGGCTTCCATTAAGGTCATGCCAATAGGAACTTCAACCCTAATTTTCAGGCCGTTTCTAACAAAATATACTGTAATCATCAATCTATAATAAGTTTAGGTTTCTTTGCTTGAATTATTCCTGTTCCTAAATGCTGATTATAAGAATTTTTGATTTCTAATTTTGGTTGTACTTCTGTTATAATGTTACTTGTTTTTAACACGATAGTTTCAGATTCAGAATAAGGCATGTATGGTGTTAGCGCCAAAGATACTGGCCCACCTGGTTTTGATTGCATTGGTACAATCACGAACGGTTGTTTTATATTAGTTAAATTTGAATCGCTATCTTCTGATTTTTGACCGATAACATCTTCACCTGTACTTAATCTAAAGATTTTTACTTCTGACATAATACAATCATTATATACTATTATTTACTTTTTGTCAATAGGTTTTATTCTTCTACTTAATACAAATTCTCTATTTGGATTTACCGAAGCATTCATTTTTCTAATGATGTCTCTGTTTAATAATACGTCTGACGCTGATCTTTTACGTTCATCAAGACCAAACAATACATCTTTATATGTAAATCCATTAAATGTTAAATCTAATTTAACAACTGGTCTTTTTTCTCCTTCACCATCATTTGTATTGGCTCTAAAAATTTTATGGTAACCTTCTAACTTGCTTGTATGCTTTTTACCATTATATTTCCATGCAACTTTACCATCAACAACTTCCACTTCTTCTGCATGTAAGGCACATGTTTCTGCACCATTACCTGTATCTAATTTTGCTCTTACTTTTCCTACTGTAGATAATTCTATTGTTTCTAAATAACCTACTTCTACAATTGATTGTCTATCCCAATGTTTTCTATCAGAAATATATTCTATAACGTTATCTACCAATTGACTACCTTTAATTGGGCCTGTAGTATCTGGTGTATCAATATAATCTTCGTAATGATATCCTTCATAATCTGCACCAGTTCCTGGAGAACCGTTTGCTTCTAATACGTAAATTTTACCTTTATATTTTATATGATCTATACCTACAAGATATGCTTTTGATGCTCTTGCTGTTCTTAAAACAATTTCTATTTCTTCATCTGAAAGTTTATATGGTTCTGCTATAGCCCCTCTATGAACGTTTGATCTAAATTCGCCAGATTTTTTAACACGTCTAGTACATGCAAATATTTTATTATCTACTACGAATGTTCTTACATCTGAATCTGTTGGCATGTATTCTTGTAATAACAATTCAGCATCATGTTTAAACAATGCTTGTACTACTGATACTAATGAATCGTAACTATCTACTTTAACTACACCAATACCTTGTGTGCCTGTTAATGTTTTTACAATTACTGGAAATTTATTACCTACTAGTTTTAATGCGTTATCTAAATTCTTTTCGTTTGATATGAAGGCAGTTTTTGGAGTTGGTATATTAAACTTTTCAAATAACAATGCTGAAGTTAGTTTGTTATCGCATGTTAACATTGCTGATCTGGTGTTTAACATAAACGCACCAGAATTTTGAAATGCTGATATCAAAGAAAGACCTGCTTCGTCCTCTATAGCACCTGCTCTTGTGATAACTACTGTATTCTTACCAATGAATGTGTGTTCACCATCTTCACCGTCATAATTATAAATTGTTAATGTATTTTTTTCTTCGTCTTTATCTGTGATGATTGAGAATTTAGTATTGATTACGTAACACGGTATTTTTCTTTTAGCACAAGATTTCTGTACAAAACTTACGGTAATTTCTTTTTTGGTCTTTTTATTACCTGTTTTTTGTCGTCTTACTTTAGGAGAAGATTTACTAATAATAACAACAGTAATAGGATCTTTTTCATCCTGTTGTCTTTCTTCTTTTATAAAGTCTCTAAACTTAGATACTTGCATTTATTCACCATTTGTTTCATTATCTTTAGTAACTTTTTTACCAATATTATATTTTGCCGATAGTATCCAATCTTTCTTTTCTTTGAAAGGTAGTACTTTAATTTGACTTAAAGGTGCTTTGTTTTCAGCCGCCTCTTTTTTAACTATATTAATTAAATTCCAATCTGCTAATAATATTGCAATTGTATTTCTTCTTTGAATATCGTTTTCAGATAATGTAGCAGTCTTACCATCAAGAGCGAATAACTCTTTAAAATGTACAATGTAATATTTGCCTTGTTTATGAAGTATATGACATGACTGAAATAAAGTCTTATCTTTTCTTGATGCTACACCAATTCTAGTAAGTGTTTCTCTTACTTTTAAAAAGTCATCAGGCTGTTTGATTGTTACCTCTAACATGTCCTCTATTGACCATTTAATATTATCTACCATTACTCTCTCCCACCTTTGTATAATTTTTTCTTAATATGTTCAAGTTGTTCTTTGGTCAATAAAGTTAAGGCCTCTCTTGCCTTTTCATTGCTATAACCATAGTATTCTTTCACATACTCTAAATCTTTCAACCTGGTTTGTGATAACCACTTACCACCAAATCGCTTCTTTTTTCTGATACTATTTATTAAAAAATGAAATTGTAACTTTTTATCCAAGAAGTGTAGCCCGTTCATTTCATTGGCCGGCATTAATGTGTCCCAAAACATAGAAAGACAACGATTTATAATATATGGTGGATACTTCTTTTCCCACGTAGAATCATCACTGTCTAGTAGTGGTTCTTTTGTTTCATTAATCGCTTTTAAATAATCTTTTAATTCGTACATATAATTTTGGATAATTTTGGAGCGGGCAGTGGGATTCGAACCCACGACCTATAGTTTGGTAAACTATTATTCTACCACTGAACTATGCCCGCTTATTATTATCTTCCCCATTTAATCCTGTTCCATACACGTTCATGGCACCAATATATAAATGGTTTAACAATCATTTCAACTGCTCCTATTCCTAAACTAACTATAAATTTGCCTGTAATACAATATGATATTATTATTGTTGCTAAGGTACCACAACATCTGTAACTGTAAGCTTTAACAAAACTGCGTAATGGCGTTTCTGACTTATTTAATTTCCAATTGTTTATGAGGTTTTTTAATATAATTGTCATTTAAATTTACATCCAGCCATTATTTCAGTTAAGCAGGCCACCATATTAATTTCTTGGTCAGCAACAAAGGCCGCCTTATATTGATAACCAGCAATAATTAATACTGCTTGAGGTATTGATTTAGGTTCTAAATGTTCGTAAAGTACATCATAGATACTTGTAAACAAAGCACTAGGTTCTTTGTCTAGGTTTTGTATAACCCATTTTCTCATACCATTAAAGTCTTTATCTTTTAATTTTACAATAAGGTCTTTATTATTTTCTTCTGATAAACTAAAAAGAATACCACTGTCAATTTTACCACGGACTGAATATCTTTGTAATTCGTTTATAGTTCTTCTAAAGTCCGGATAATATTTTTGTATTACTTCTGCCAATACCTTTTTATCAAATTCAACGCCTTCATCTTTTAATATAATAGATAGTCTATCCATTAATTGAGTGGCCGTTTTTACCTTTTGACCATTGACAATTCTAAAATCAATTACTGTACAACGACTATGTAGAGCAGGTATGATTTTGTTTTTATAGTTACAAGTAAAGATAAATCTACAATTATTAAAAAACGTTTCAATAAAGTTTCTTAATGCTGGTTGTACCGATTCGGCGTTCATATAATCAGCCTCATCTATAATTACAACTTTATGATTGGCATCTTTGGTAAGTGAAATAGTAGAAGCAAAGTTTTTGATTTTGTTTCTTAATGTATCAATCTGGCGGCCTTCATCTGAACCGTTTATGATAATATAGTCGGCACCTATTTCATCACATAAAGCACGAGCTACAGTAGTCTTACCTGTGCCTGCTGTACCTGATAATAACAGATTAGGTATTTCTTTTTTCTTAACGAACTCTAAGAAAGTTTGTTTTAAATCTTCTGATAAGATACAATCTTGTATCTTCTTTGGTCGGTATTTTTCAACCCACAAAAAGTCTGACATAATATAATCCTCAATTTATTTTTCATAACTATAACTAACTTCGTAACCACCTTTACGATCTGTCCACCAATCATCAACTCTTTCAGAATAATTAGCACAAGCCTCGTCTAACAACTCGTTTTCTTCTTCTGTTGGAGGTTTGCCAATAGGTTCTATATCACTACCCCATTGTTGCTCTTGATGTGATATGATTTCTTTTAAGCGTTGTACTGAACCAAATATCTTTATGACTTCTTCATCAGGAAGATCACATTGAAATTCAGAAGCGACTTGATGCCATTCCGTTCTGGAGAATTTCATATTAGAACTCCGAATCTGGCTCTAATGCTATCCAATACTGTACTGGTTTACTTCTGTTTATAAAGTGGCTGATCTTTGCTTTAGAAATAGCAACGTCATAATCATCAGAAATAATCTTGAAGTTATCTGCTTTAAAGTAAGCTGTAAATGTTTTGTCTGTTTCACCTACATTTAAAGAGTAATCATTTGAAGATTTGTT